ACGCAACGCTCTCTCCTGAAACAATTCCCCAGGCGTGAAAGTACCCTGCCTTTGAGTTGTTGAATGTTATAACCTGGTACTCTCCGTTCCACATATAACAAGCCCCGTCATCAATTTGGATATCGTTCCAATACCTAACCTTCCGTCTCATTGCCCATTATAAGTAGCACATCCGACTCCATTATGTACCCAACCTTTACCCCTTTCTCGTCAAGATATACCGGAGTTTTCTCTCCAAAGCGGATGATGTCTCCAAGTTTTACCTCCTCAATCTCTGGTCCAACCTCAATAACTTTCCCCTCAATAACTTGTGTTCCTATGTGGGACAAGTCTAATAGGGTTGACTTAACGAGGTCTTGTGTGATTGGTAGGAATTTAATTCTGTCTGCTAGTGTTTTCATGTGTGTTAGTTTAAAAGTTTAACTGTAAGTAGAACGCCTCCAACGAAGGAGACTGGTATGCCTACAATGGTAAGTGTCTTCCATGTAGTTTTCTTTGCGTTAAGTGTCCAATAGGAACTCTCCAAATCCTCGTATTCTTTAACTCTCAAGTCATACTGCATCTGCAAGGACTCGTACTGATTTGACTTAGCCTCGAAGGAGACCTTGTAGCCATCGGCAATTACATCTAGCGTAGACAATTGCTTCTCTAGGTTAGAAATCTTACTCAGGTGGTTGTCATACATTGAGTGGTAGAACCTCTCAGCTGCGGCTAACTTGTTAATGATTTTAATCTCAGCGTCCTTCAGGCAGGTCAAAGTATCCTTTTTTATCAAGATCCTTGAACTCGGTGAGGTTAGTTGAGAGAAGACTTGACTGCTGACTAGGAGTAGCAAAATCAATGTACCTTTTTTCATCTTTGTATTTGGTTTTAGTTTCTTTTGCCTTGTTGTCTATTACAACCACATCTCCTTTCAGACCAACAAGAGTCCGCTGAAGTTGGGTAATCTCCACCTGCTTACCATCAATAATCTTCTGCTGTTCCTCTATTTGTTTACGGAGAATTGCATCAGCGTCATTATTGTCCTCCATTCTCTTGACGCTAACAACGTGAATAGTGGCAAATAGGGTTAATATGATTATGGAAAGTGCTAAAAATTTATGATGGTCCTTCATGGCAGTTGTGTGTAGATAAAAATAATAATTAGTACGGCAACTGAAATATAAATCTCACTCTTCTGCTGTGGGTTCAGATTCCATCCCTTTCTGAAGTTTCTCTCTGTCTTCCAAAACTTTTTCATCTTTGTATTTTTTAATTAGTTGAACGATGTCGTAGTAAGAAAACCAGGGTAGTGTAGAAATCTCCTCTATTAACTCCTCAGCATCACCCATTGCTCGTAGGTAGTAGTCACCACCCTCAAGGTCGAAGAGGGCGGTGGCTAATACTTTGTATCTCTGCTCGGCAGCTTTAACGAATTGGTTACCCTTCATCTTTACCTCCTTCTCCCAAAAGGGTGGCCCTATTTGGTCGGAGATGTTTACAAATGCATTTGCGTGTAGCATGGATGCAATTATCTGATGCTTTTTGTGTTCGTCTAGAATCATCGGTTGCCTAACTTTTCAATTAAAAATTGTTTGTATTTAACTGCCATTGCAATGGCGTTGTCTAATATTTCTTTTGAATCAGGTTGTAAATGTACAGGAATTATCGCTAACTTGTTCTTCCCATCCATTCTTGGATCGTAAGATATGAACATCCCCTCTTCCTTTCCTGCGACAACCATGTTCATTTGCAACTGCCACCAGTAAGGTTTTCTCTGCTTGAATAGGTCATCCTCGTCAGCAATGAGAAGGTTCTGCACATGATTCTCGAAGTTGTATGGACACTTAATCTCAATCACACCGAAGCGTGAGCAGATACCATCTGGAGAACCTCCTGCGTGGTCTCCGTAGGGGATAAAACCTACAGAGTCGACACGAGACTCCATCATCTCGGCATATAGATTACAAGCCTCAGCCTCATGTTCCACACCCCAGTCCGTAGCCGCAGAGTTAGTGGTTTGCTCAACACCAGCCATCTCCTCGGCAACCTTTCCCATGATATAAGTCTTGGTAGTCTCGGACAACTCTCCGTTATCTCTCGCTGCCTTAGTTTGAGGTTGAGTCATTAGTTTGTATATCTCTGATGCGGTGAACTTACCCACACGAGCGTTGAACCAAGCCTGTGAGCGTTGGTCAGACGCTTGTGCTTGTTCCTTTAGGATTTCGTTTAGTAGATTACTCATTGTCCCCTCCTTTAACTTTCTTACGAGCCTTCTCAATAATCTCCTTCTTCTGCTCAGGATCAATCATTACCGACTCATCAGATAGAGCAGTCTCAAGTTCTACTACGTTGGTAGTCTTCTCAAGTAAGCGTTCAACTTGCTCCTCGCTCATCTTCACATACTCAACTGTCTTATACTCCTCGTTGTCGATGCTGATAGCGGTGTTAACCTTCTCAATCTTATCCAAGGCAAAGGATGACTTAGGGATAGACTTCCAACCTCTCTTCACAACGGTCTTACGAGCCATCTCTGAGTAGTCAGTAGACCATGGGCCAACATCCTTGCGGCCAGTCTCTGAACGATTTTTGATAGCGTCAATCTGTGGCTTCCACATAATCTCGAACAACTTCTCATCGTTGTGTAGTACAAAGATTGCGTACACAGCTAACACATCGCTGTGCTTGAAGGTCTCACCCTTCGGCTTGTGGATAATCTCAGGACTTGTTCCTTGAATGAAGTCGAACTCATCTCCTCGGTAAACCACGGCAGAAGATACGGCCTTGATAATTCCCGTGTCAGAAATCAACTTAATCATCCCCTGGTAGCCGGGCATAAGTTTAGCGTTGCCCTTGTAAGGAACTAGGTAGGCCAAGTTCATTACAGGGTTCAGAGACAACTTGGTCAATGCACAATTGTACACAGCCATTGCAACTGATTGTGGGTTAGAATTTGCCAACACTTGGTTGTTGTTAGCAGCTTGGATGGCGAAAGACATCTCTCTCATGAGGACTTCTTCTCCTCCCATCAGTTTAATCATTTCCTCTCTGCGAGGTTCGATGAACGGCATAACCGTCTTTGGTGAAATTGTTATGTTTGACATAATTTATAGGTTTTCTTTATTAATGTTTTGCGAATGTAACACATTATTCGAAACCCTCCAAAACTTTTTTTGTAAATTTTTCTAATGTTAATAAGTAAGGTTCGTGTTCGAGCTTTATGTCCGTACCCCACTTGCTGAAAATCTGCTTGAGAACCCTCCTCCTCTCCCCTTGAGGAAAGCTCAAGAGAGCAAGGTCGAAGTATACATATGACTTTGGATCTTGTGGAATACCCAGAGAGATGCACATCTTGTTCACCCTCTTGTGCATAGTGTCAAGGACAAGGTATGTGTCTGCCCTCTTTAAATACTTCTGACTACGAAAAGATTTTGCCATTGTTTCTTGTGTCCGTTCTCTCTATAGATGACTTTATATTCTTCCAATCGACTAGGTCTTGTTCCTCAAAAATCATCCTCCCATGAAACAAGGACATCATCCTTTTGACCTTCAAGGGATCAAACTCTGGTCGGAATATCTTCAAGGCATTCCTCGGATTTATGTCCTTGTCTGCAAAATAGGTGAGCCAATTTGCTCTATACTTGTGCTTCGATTTCATGCTTTAGGCGTTCAATTTTCTCTCTCATTTCCTCCACCTCTTCACAATATAGTAGGATAGAATTGATGACCTGTATGACCTTCTCTCGGTCTCTAATGGGCTTCTTTCTACCCACAATGTCGCTCATCCAACGCTGACCATTACCACACATATGGTTGATGTAAGCCATGTTTAACACGTCAGCATGAGACCGGCACGTCTTAATAAAGGACATCAGTAGGGAATCCCCAACAACCTTTTTCTGTAGCTTATTATCTTGCGTGGTGTTCAAACTATTATTGTGTTAAAAAATGTGTGCGAGAAGTTTTTACAAACCAAATGTACTATAAAAGTCAGCAAAATCAAAACTCTGCACCGTCTGACCTGCTAGAGAAAGTGATAGTAAATTTTTTGGATTGGGGCGGTGATCCGGTGAAATGCAGACCAGTTGCCCCAAGATCCACACAAACAAGACTTAACTCATTGAAAACTAGGCACAAAAAAAAAGGATGCTGAATTAACAACATCCTTTTAAGATTATCCATGTCTATTATTGCAGATTGCCTATGACATATACGATTGGTAGTATCGTCATCGTGCCTAACATTAGTGGTGTTGAATCCGTCATATAAGAGACGAAGAACATGACCAGACAAAGTACGCCTAGCACCGTCAGAATAATATCAATTGTATTTTTCATTGTCTTCATTTATTATTTAAGGTCATTAATGAATTCTACATCCGATGGTTCATATTCCACTTCGTAAACACCATCGTAATCTTCGCAGATGCTCTGCGGAATATATCCGCATCCGTCATACAATTGCTCTACTGAAATATCTGCCTTACCAAATGTCTCTAATTGGTCAATCATTGCATTCCCAAAATCTCTTATCATAGATGAGTCAGAGAAATACCATTCAAGGAATTTAGATGCTTTTACTGAATTTACTTTTTCGCTCATTGCTTTAAATTTTTGTTGATTGGATTAATGTGTAATAGTTATCATAATATTCATTGAACAAGTCTTGTGCATCTTCAGTATAGGTTAACACATCCGATTTCACATCCTTGTAAATTGTGATGCTCTCTTCCCAGTTCTCAACAAGATTAGTATGCGCTAATTCTGAAGCAAGCTCAACGGCATTGATTGTAATCTCGTGTTCATTTTTGATTTCGCCATAGGGAGAATCATTGTGTGAAATATGATTGCAATTTTTACAAAGGTCAGATTCATTATCAGTATCAAAATCCATTTCACTTGCTGGATAATGTTCGTGACATGAATTGCAGATGTACTTATTCTCTTCGATTTCTTTTTTCATTGCCTTATGTTTTTAGTTATTTGGATTTAATGCATTTCCCAGTATATTGAAGAGAGATTCTTTCTCGTCTTCCTTCGTCAGTTTTAACTTAACGATCCGCTCTGCATAGAAGATGTGATGACAATTGTAAAGGTCAATTAGACCTTGTCTCCAAAGAGAGATTTCATCCGCATCCGCTCTGAAGTAAAAACCATTAACGAACTTGCAAAGGACATCCGTTTGGATTGTCTCCTCATCTGCATAGAAATCGTCTGCGTTATAATCCGCTCCAATGTGGGCATTAAGATGTTCAAAAAGCTCGTCCATTGAATCGAATTCCTCGTGTCGCTCAATTGAATGAGAATTAACCTCTTGTTGTTGTCCATGCTCATATGAATCTAATGTAGTGATGCATGAATGTCTGGTGATTCTAAATTTTTCCATTTTTTCTGATTATTAAATTATTATAAAACTTTGTTTCTTACTTGGCTGATAAATACTTTTGATGAACATAGGGATTGAATGTCGCTAAATCTTTCTCTACTATTACTTCCCCAATATTCATATGCTAATCCCATTGGAATGTTAGACCAATTTCCGTATTCATCTTCCATTGCTTTTTCCGTAAGTTTCACTACATCAATAGTTACACGTTTTTCGTGATGACCAGATAAATCGCTTTCTCTTCTACCTATCAAAATAGAATTGCCTTCGTAGTGACCATTTTCTTTCCCTTGCTTTTGAATTACTGCGTTAGGCAAGTCTTCCTTCAACAAAGAGATGATTCGATACACTTCTGCTTCGGCTAATTTGCACCAGTTCTCTTTTGCAATTTTGACATTCTCTGCGAATTCTATCTTCTTTCTATTCAGCATATGCAATTCGTCTGCATTGATTAGATTAAAAGATTTTGATGTGTTGAACTGCTCGTTCACTTTAGCGAATGAATCTGACATATCCGCAATGATTTGTTTTTGTTGTTTCGTTAACATAATTTTTTGATTTATTGATTTGATTTGATTTGATTTTTTAGATGTACGATCCACTTCCGAGATGGTCAAATGTCTCGCTGGAGGAGAATGATAGTAAAGATGAATCTTGAGGATGCATATTGTCATCGGCATCAGAGACAATGAATGTCTCACATTCGAATTCAACATTCTCTCTCATTTGACCATACCTGAATGACTCGTCTTTGGTATACCTTCCTTCAATGAAGTAAGTAACAAATGTCTTGTCATCCATGACGAATTCTCTATTCAATTCAAGTACACCAGTCTCTCGGTCATTTAGATAATCACCTAGGATAACTTGTATCCTAGTGATTTCTTTTGTGTTTAGTTCTATTGCTTTCATATTATTTATCAAATTTATATTCGTCAGTAGTTAGGTCAGTAAGTATTTTGATGTTGTGTGCGTGAGACAATTCCTCAGCCATTGTATCATCTTCACCATTACACAATTCAAGCAATTGGTCAAATAAGATTTTCGCTTGTGTGTTAGCCAAAGCAAGTCTCTCAAGCAATTCTTCCTTGCTGATGTTCTCTTCGTGAATGACTAACCAAATTGCATCGTCAACAGGCATCTTCTTCTCTAGAACTTTTTCAGTAAGTTTAACATTAGGTAGGAAGAATTCCTCTTGCAAGGCATCGAAAGAATCATATCCTTGAAAGTAGTCTACTCCCACAATCTCATTGTTCTCGTTTCTCCATTCAGATATCCATCGGTCAGATTCTTGAACAAGTCTCCATTCATGCGTTACCTTGACGAAACGATGTTCGAATAAATGGTAGTGTTTTACATCTTCTCCACTATGGTCAGTAATGTCTATTGCTCCTTCCTCATTTCCATCGTATGAATCGAATACGAATACCTTTCCTTTCCAATCGAAAGTCAAGTCATCTCCGTCAACAATCATCAGATAGTCTCCTACTTCGAATCTAACTTTCGGCATCATCCCTTTTAGATTCTCGAATATCTCTTTAAAATTGATTCTATCGAAGGACATTAGACCAAGTACATCCGATAATCCTCTTCCGTTAAATATCTCCTCTTGACAATTTGCTTTCAAGTTATTTGGATTGTTATACCTTCTGATGTTGTCGAAGGCATCCTCTAACCAATCTTGGTTATTGTGGATGTGTGAAATCATTATATGTGTCTCTAGATTAGTGTATCCATGCACCGTTTTGTCTTCGCCAGTCAAGTTGGATTTTTGCATTTCGTCTTCAATCATCTTCTCGTTCACGATGAATTCGATGTCTCGTTGTGCAAGATTGCATTCATGGTCTTCACTTCCTCCTTCATCAATCTCGTCAATTGCTAACTGAACGAAGTCATAGATTTCTTCTTTCAATGTTGGATTTTCTTTACCCATTGTATGGGCATACTTTTTTAATTCTTTTAAGTTCATTGTCTTGATTTTTTAAATTATTGATTTTGATTTTTGATTGATTTAAGATTCACTATATTCATTCCATTCCCATAGTTCGTCTTCGTGAACTAACCAAAGGTCACCATCTTCCGTCTGCGTTAGATAGAATAGTTCGTTAGAAGACATCTTACGAATCTCGTTGAAGTAACAAAGGATGTCGTTCCAATTGTCCCAATAGTGTTCGTTGTCTTGTCCTTCGATTAGTTCATCCAACATCCTCTTCAACGTAGCAGAATCCGTAGTGAATTCATATGTGTGAAGATGTCTCTCGTTCAACATAGTCTCAGCAAGATTTTGTGGGATGTAAGTTCCTCTCGCACCATCTAAAATGAAGATGGATTTTTGTAAGTTCATTGTGCTTTTCATAATTTCCAGTTTATGTGTGTTTAAAAATTTTTGTGTTAACATCTACTTAAGTTACTTAAGTTACTGATTTGAACTTCTAATCCGTTCCCATGTTTATCGGCAATCCATCCTCTCTTGCAATCAATGTCAGTATATCCTAGGAAGAGATAGGTTTGTTCATTCATTCGAACATTTTGTCCGCACTTATACGGCATCTTTGAATTGTTCATCGTCTTAAAATTATTGGTTATTGATTATGTTTTCTGATGCGATGCATTTTCCTTTTGGAAACTTGCTTGATTGGATGAGGAATCCTCCTCTAAACTTCTCCATGACTATTCCCGTCTCAAGAGATTTAACGAATTGTCCTTGGACATTTTCGTAGTGGTAGAATGTGATGATGTCTTGCATTGTCTTATGATTATTGGTTAGTGAATTGATTGATTGCGTTGATGGTCATTAGTGCTTGTGTTCTTCCATTGGTATACGTCTCAACAACGATTCCTCTCTCTCTCACATCAATTAAGTACGAATACATCTCGTCCATAACTTCTTTGTCAGTAAAGGTCACATCGTCAACGATTGATTGAATCTCCTCTACGATTCTAGATAGTCTAGAGTCAACGTCCCAAATCCATCCGATTGAATGTAGGTAGTGCATCTCTCCGTTTATCATCTTTCCTTCGCTCACAACAATCTTCTCACCATCGTATGTCTCATAAAATACACCATCCTCAAATGAATAGATAGACTCGTCATCCTCTCTAACATATGGTGCATTCTTCTCTAGAATCTCTAGAAGAGTCTTCTCACTGAAGTAAGGCATACACCATCCGTTCCAACGTGTTTTTGAATCGTAACCAACGAATGTGAATTGAGATGCGTCACAAATTGTAAATACTTTCTTTTCCATAGTGATAATTATTAGGTTGATTATTTTTTAAAGTTTGAAATGATTAACTCAGCAACGACAAAGGCAAGAATGAATGTAGATGCACTCAAGGAGATTAATCCCATAAATACGATTCCTCTATTCGGCATCTCCTCACCTATATTGATAAGAACAAGAGAGAGAAGAAAGCAGATAGTAGTTAGTAAGGCAATTTTGATGTTTGTGTTTTTCATTGTGTGTGTTTGTTTGTTAGTTTGATGATGCAATGTTACATCCCTTTTGTTATTCAATAATCATATAATTGCAATAAATTTAACCATTCTTGGAATCCTAACGTAATAAGCTGGAAATGTGCATTTTAACCCACAAAAAAAAGTGTGCAAATTAACTGTTTTTGCGTGTTAGCACCAAAATTGACCTATAATAGAAGGCATAAATGTGATTTAGGATGCACCATAAATTCTCCGCAAATGATATGGAATTGTTTTGATTTGGTTTTGCCTTTGTGGAAATGCTTTGATGTGATGTTGTGTTGTGATGTTATGCCTATAGTGAATGTGGTTCGTGTGTGCAATAGGATTGAGGAATAGTTACCAACATAGTTATGCACATTATTTATTAGGGCATTGCGGATGACCTTGTGCGATTCGTGACGTCAATAGAGACCTTGTGTTGTGTTGGACATAGTAAACCATTGCGATTCGATTTGCTTCGCTTTATGCTATGCCTATGGAAGCGAGACGAGGAGGAGACGAGATGCTTGTGAGCCGTAACGCAAACAGGATCGCCTGGGGGGTGGGTTCGGAAGTATCGATCTCCGCCGGATCGGGGGTGTGGGTCCGTGGGTGGTAAACCCCCTTCCCCTGACTGCTTGCCCCTTTTTGTTTTTGGATTGGGTGTTCCCCTGATTCCCTTTTTATGGTTATGTAAAGATACGAAATGTATTGTAAAGATTATAATAAATGGGGGTGAAATGCGGTTTGTTCATCGGTGAGTATCCCGTCTTTGCTGGGTTTGTAATTTTTGTAAAGAGGGGTATAGGGGGGTGGTATCGCAAAATGCGTTTCGTGGTGAATGAGATTCTGTTGTTGGGACCAGGGTCAAAAAAAATTTTTGGGGAGTTGGGTAGTGGTACTAACCATCTTGCTGGAGTAGACAAAATGGTAAAATTCATGCAGTAATTCGGAGGACTTCCGAGTTAGTGTAGATTATTTTCCACTATATGGCATATTCTGAAGAATATTTTCCACAATGTTAAATCCTGCGCAGGGGGTCTGTTAAATGTTGGGGATTAGCCTTGGGGGGATACGCTTGTCTATTAAGGGTTTGAGAGGGTGTTGTGTTAAATGCTGATGTCGCAAATGTTTACTATATATGCGACATATGTGTTTTATAGCATCTAACCCATATTAAAGTGTGGGATCGAGGACCGTAAAGGTATATTTTGACTTTAATGACTGCGGAGTCATACTATAGTGTGTCTTTTGTGTCACAATTTTTCAAATATTTGTGACTTGTAAGGGACTTTTGAATAAAAAAAAAGCCTCTTTCGAGGCTTATTCATTGCGAAGTATTTTGCTTATGGCTTCTTCTTAGTGAACTTGTTAATTTCAGCTTGAGTGTATTTCTTTGCAGATTCACTTGCACTCATTTTATATGAGTTGTTTATAGGCTTAGAGTCCATCTTAACTCTCTTCACTGTTTCTCCTATTGGTCTCACCGGTCCTTCCTTAACTCTTTTTTCCATAAGAGGCTTAGAACCTTGCTTAACTCTCTTAACTACCTTACCTGCGTTCATCACTCCTTTTACAACTCCTTTCATTCCCTTACCAGGATCTGATTTTTTAGGTGCTGCACTCATTTTAACTACTTTTTTAATTGCCATGATTTTGTATTTTTATTATTAATAATGTCCAAATATACAAAGTCTTACTTATCCCCCAAAATTTCTTTGAGTTGAGAGAGAATATCTGTCTGAGTCTTTCCCCAGAATAGGTCGCAGGTTCCGTCCTCCTTGATTGGAGGATCTACAAAATAGCTTTGGGCGTATTCGTTAGCCGGTGCTGTAAAACGGTAGCACTTTTCTTTGTGGGGACAGATTGTCCCTGGGGGGTTACACTTGGATATATCAGGCATCTTGACCTCCGTAAGTTTCGTTGTAAAAATCTTCAAATTGAATTTCAAATATTTTTCTTAATTTTTCATTGGTAGTAACATTATCTAAAGCAGCTTCTTTCATCTGCTCCTTTTCCATTTGCTTGGCTTTTCCATAAATTTGTCCCATTGATTTATGAATTAAATCTTTATTGATTTTTTCAATTAACCATTCAACCGCTGTTTGTTTCTTTTCCATATCTACTCTATTGTCAAATTACTGTCCTGTAGTTCCTGGCGTATGTACTCTCTTATCCTGTAGCATACGTCCATTTCTTCTGGAGTGGCTTCTCCTGATCCTTCTATGGAGGCTCCGTATTTATGCACGCTGCGGAGCTTTTGGTCGAGTTCCCATAGGAGCATTTTGTATTTAAACCCATCGAGAGCTGTACGCAGTTCATCCGCCTCTTCTACTCGGTCAAATTCTATTGTTACCTTGCTCATAGCTTTTCTATTTTTCCTTCTTATTCATTTGAGAGAGTACCCATGTTAATACCTCTAACTTCAGCTCATCGGAAATGTCCTCACTAAAAGTCTTGCGGAGCATACGCTCATACACCAGTTGCTTCACTATCTTCACTAGAAGGGGCTGTTTTTATTGCGTTAAGGAAAGCCACAGCTTCTTGTTGGAACTCCGGGTCTTCTCTCATCTTATCAAGAGCATCATTAGCAACAGAACTTAACTCTTCGGTTAATCCTTTAAATGACTCGAGAATCTCTTCGTTGGTTAATTCCATGTTGAGTGCCAACAACTCAGTTAGTAGTTTATGGCACGAGAGAGCGTACTCTTGTACTGTCTCGTTGGTTACTTTTAATTTTTGCATTTTGTGT